ATACAGAAGAAATGCAGATCATCGACACGATCAAGTTGGAAATTCTCATGAATAGAATTCTAAAGAGCCAACAAGAAACAACAATGCAGATCCAAAACTATGAAAGATTGGTGCAGGCAGAAAAAGCGGTGGATAAGGATCAGCGGGACACCGACTACATTATGAATCTGGAGCGTCAGATGGCCATTCTGCGAGCCTCACAGGAAACCCTATCCAAAGACTACAAAGATCTTCAAGGTCGCAAGGCGACGATGCTAAAGGATCTGAAGGGTACTAGAGAACAAAGAATCAAGTCAATCGAGGACAGCAAGCAAACTTTCGCCGCACTTGTAAAACAAATAGCAACGGACGAAACGTTTCGCACCAAAATAGGGATAGACATGGAAAAAATGAGAATCTCTATGGAAAAAGAGAAAGAGCGTCTGTCGGAATACCACACATTTCAGGATGGAAAGATCGATCAGCCATTTTTAACGCCAGAGACACTACGAGGAGAATAAAATGAAGGCAGTCATTTTCGGAATAACGGGGCAAGACGGAAGCTACCTAGCAGAGCTCCTCTTGAAGCAGGGATATGAAGTAATTGGAGTGACTCGTCGTGTTAGTGTTAACACCTTGTCTCGTATTGAGCATATCCTGCCCCAACTTACAATTGTAGAAGGAGATATCACTGATGGGTTTAATATCAGTAAAATTATTGAATCGCATGAGCCAGATGAGATCTACAATCTTGCGGCACAGTCTCATGTTGGTACCAGCTTTAAGCAGCCAAGCCTGACATGGGATATTACTGGGGCTGGGGTGTTAAACATTCTAGAGGCGATCAGGTATAGTTCGCGAAAAGATCAAATTAGATTTTATCAGGCTAGCTCTAGCGAAATGTTCGGCAAAAATTACACAACAAGCAAAGACGCTAGCTTAATAATGCATGATAACAAAGTTGTTGTAGACGACCCCACTGGAAAGGGTCTTTACGAATATAAAAAGTACCAAGACGAAAATACGTCATTCATGCCCCAAAGTCCGTATGGTATCGCAAAGTTGGCGGCCCATCATCTTGTGAGAAACTATCGTGAGAGCTATGATATTCACGGTAGTTGTGGCATTTTGTTTAATCACGAGAGCGAAAGAAGGGGTGAGCAGTTTGTAACTAGAAAGATTACTAAATGGATTGGGGAATTTGTGCTATGGAGCAGCCATGCCCTCGGACCGGAGGGAGACGGAAGATTCAATCCTCTCGCAATCAATACAATAAGTGAACCCGATTTTATCTTAGACGGCAATCGCAAATTCGCGAAGCTTAGGCTCGGTAATTTAGACGCTCGTCGTGACTGGGGACACGCAGCAGACTATGTAGAGGCTATGTGGCTAATGCTTCAGCAAGACGAGCCAGATGACTACGTTGTCGCAACAGGAGAGACACGATCCGTTAGAGAGTTTTTAGACGCGGCCTTTGGTTCCGTTGAAGTAGAAGATTGGTCAAACTTAGTAGTTATTGATCCAGAATTTTACAGAGCGGCCGAGGTCGAGTATCTTTTGGGTATTCCGACAAAAGCACAAAGAGAGCTTGGCTGGAGTCCCAAAATAGACTTTAAATCACTTGCAGAAAGAATGGTGGCCTACGATGTCTATGAGGCGGGATTACAGCGACCCAGTATACAAACAGTTTAGACGAGAAGTCTTAAAAAGAGACAAGTTTACATGCCAGATGTGTAATAAGAAGGGTAAGCGTGTTAAGTTGAATGTTCATCACATAATAAAATGGAGTTCTGCTAGCACACTACGTTACGACGTAGATAACGGTATTACACTCTGTAAGGGGTGTCATAAAGACGTCACAGGCAAAGAATCACACTATATGTTATATTTTTCAGAAAAGGTAAGGAGTAACAAAAAATGAATTTTTTTAACTCAGAAGAGAACCCAAAAGAAACACCCGCAAAAAAGGTAGCAGAGCCAGCTGGGCCAACTATCAGAGCCGCGTTACTAAAGGCAACGGAGGACGTGTCTCCCAATATTCCCGTGGATGTTTGTGTTCCTAGTGGAGCAGAAGAGGGCGAATGGGTATCAGCCTTAAACGATTGCCATAACAAGCATAAAGACTTTGCTCACTTGGGGGCTCACATTAAGATAAGTAAGGACGAAAGCAATGGTATTGTGTTAACTATTACTGACGCGTCTGAGACGATGCCAAAGCCACAAGAGATGCCAAAACCTAATCCTCCGTCAACATGGCCCGTTGGACCCGCTACAGAACTTTCAGAAGAAGACAGTGAATAATTATACCGTCATAAAAGACACGAGAGAGCAGGACGGGTGGTTTTTTTCTCCATACGACAAGTGTGAGGGTATGACACTAGGAACCCTTCATACGGGCGACTACACAATAGAGGGATTTGACGATGTTGTGTGTGTGGAGAGAAAAGCTTCCGTTTCTGAGATAGCCATGAATCTTGGGAAAAAAAAGAAACCATTCCAAAATGAAATGGAGAGGATGAAGGACTTTCAGTTCTCTTTTATCATATGCGAGTTCGACATGGATGACATTTTAAAATACCCAGAAGGGTCTAGAGTACCCCTCAAATCTAGATCCAAGGTTCGTGTCACAGGAAAGTATCTACTGAAGTGTTTAATGGAATTTCAAATTTGGTACGATACAAAGATTATATTTTGTGGCAATAAAGACAATGCGTTTTTAGTTTGTAACAGTATATTTAAACGTCTCAATGAGCTATTTCACACGAAGGATAAAGATGGTGAACGCCAAGAAAAAGGAAATCATTCTTCCTTCTGAGGTTTATGTCTTAGGACATAGATATACGGTAGAAACAATGACGAAGCTTCTTTTTAAAGAGAGAGAGGCGTACGGGGACTGTTGTAACGAACAAAAGAGGATTAGGGTGTATTGTGGGGTTGCTGAGTCTGTGATAAGAGACACTATGGTTCATGAGGTTTTACATGCCATGTGGTCTCTTTGCTATTTAGAGGGATGTAACGAAGAAAATACAGTTTCTCGTCTAGCAACAGCTTGGATAGGATTTCTAGATGATCCTAGAAATAAAAAAGTCAAGAAAATAATTATGGAAGGCTTTGATGGCAAACCAGAATCAGAAACTCGATGACGCTTGGTTAGACATAGAGGTTGATGAGGCTTCATTATTTAATCCGATGGATTTTGTGATGCAGGACGACGACAATGAAGATCTATTGAAACGACTTGCTTGGTTGTTAATGAGACCTGAGTATTTTTCGTTTGCCGCTAAGTATATACTAAATATTGAACTGTCCCAGTTTCAGTCGTTGTTGCTTTATGAATTATGGAACCGGAAGTTCCCTATGATTATTGGTAGTCGTGGTATGGGTAAATCTTTCATGCTTTCGGTCTACCCTCTTCTTCGTGCCTTGTTCATGCCTAAGCGACAAATCATTGTTGTTGGTGCCGCGTTTAGGCAGTCAAAAGTTCTTTTTGAATACATGGATACGATTTGGAAAAACGCCCCTGTTCTTAGAGATTTGTGTGCGTCCGGAAGTGGACCAAGAAGAGACGTAGATAGGTGTGTAATGCATATCGGTGAAAGCCGTATTACATGTTTACCTCTTGGGGATGGAAGTAAAATTAGAGGCCAAAGAGCTAACGATATTATTGCTGATGAATTTGCCTCTATTCCCAGAGACATTTTTGAAAACGTTGTGGCTGGTTTTGCCGCTGTTGCAGCTTCGCCAATTGAAAAGGTGAAACAGAAAGCCAAAGAAAAACTAGCCAAAAAACTTGGTGTATCAGCAGGGAAGCCGGATCCAGCATCAGGAATGGACAAGTCAAACCAAATAATTCTTTCTGGTACGGCCTACTACGACTTTAATCATTTTGCTGAGTACTGGAAAAGATATCACGCAATCGTTTCCAGCGGAGGCAACACCGCTAAACTGCAAGAGGTGTTCGGGGGAGAGGTTCCAAAGGACTTTGACTGGACAGAGTACTCTATCATACGAATGCCTGTAGATAAGCTTCCTGACGGCTTTATGGACGCAGGACAAGTAGCAAGAGCCAAGGCTACAGTGCATACGGGGATTTACAATATGGAATATGGTGCAGTGTTTACAACTGATAGTCAGGGCTTCTTCAAGCGTAGTCTGCTAGAATCGTGTACAACCGCTCCCTCTGCTCCTGTTATTCTTCCTTCTGGAGATATTTGGTTTGAGTCTTCCTTACGTGGAGAGTCTGAAAAAAGATATGTATTTGGCGTTGATCCTGCTTCTGAGGTTGATAACTTTAGTATTGTTGTTCTAGAGGTAAACGCTGATCACCGTAAGGTTGTTCATTGTTGGACTACTAATCGACAACAGCATAAAGACCAGCTTAGGTCAAAAATGGTTGACGAAGATGACTTTTATTCTTACTGTGCCAAAAAGATCAGGCAGCTAATGAAGGCTTTTCCCTGTGTTGAAATAGCCTTAGATGCTCAAGGTGGTGGTATAGCAGTAATGGAAGCTCTGCACGACAAAGATAAAATAGGAGAGGGAGAATTGCCTATTTGGCCTGTTATTGAGGATAAGCCTAAAGATACAGACGATCACGCAGGCCTTCATATTCTCAGGCTTTGTCAGTTCGCTAGAGCGGATTGGCTTGCCGAGGCCAACCATGGTTTGAGAAAAGATTTTGAAGATAAAATAGTGTTATTTCCCTACTTTGACTCTGCTAGTCTAGGCATAGCCTTGGAAACAGACAAGGCGACTGGAAAACGCTATGATACTTTAGAAGATTGTGTCATGGAGATAGAAGAGCTAAAAGACGAACTGTCTATGATTATTATGACACAAACATCGACAGGAAGAGAAAGATGGGATACTCCCGAGGTAAAAACGGGAACAGGAAGAAAAAGCAGAATAAGAAAAGATCGTTACTCTTCTTTGATTATGGCAAACATGTCAGCCAGACTAATTTTAGTGGAAATAGAAATGCCTGATCACGCCTTTGGCGGGTTTGCTGAACAGAACGCTTCTATGTTCTCTAACGATAAGCTCTTTCAGGGGCCTGCTTGGTTTACCGACAATGTACAGAATTTGTATTAGACGTATTTATCCCCTCTACTGGGTGGTTACAAACAGTGTTTGTTTCCCCCCGACGGAGGGGGTTATAAGAGACACCGACTGTCAAGTATTGCATTTATTTTGATTTAGAAGATAAGAACCATTTTTACATAAATTGTGTATACCAATATGATTAACAATCTAATCGCCAATTCTATTGAAGGGAATTAATATCAATGTCTGAACCACTTTTTCAAACTTGGGCTAGTGACGCAGAAAAGGGAAAAGTCTATAATGACACCAGCCTAGACGGTTATGATGGTGCTGTTCATCGTTCTCAGGCTCATGGGTTTGGGTCTAGAGAACAAACCTATATAGACGTTGAAACAAATAGATCGGTGCGTCCCGGTTTTAATCGTTCCGATTACGATGCCTTTCGTCCCGGAGAGTCTATTCCGACCAAACAAAAACGCATTATGAGCATGTGTATGAATGCTTATGACAAGGTTGGTATCATCCGAAATGTTGTTGATCTAATGAGCGATTTTGCTAGTCAGGGTCTTGTTCTCGTGCATCCCAACAAAACGATAGAAAAATTTTATCGCAAGTGGTTCAGTCAGGTTAATGGCGTAGACAGATCTGAAAGATTTCTAAATTATCTGTATAGAACCGGTAATGTTATTGTAAAAAGACGAACGGCCAAACTAGACAAAAACAAGGAAGCCGAACTTAGGCGTGCCGCAGGTGCCGATATTCTTATTGAAACAATGAAGGTAAAAAGAAGAGAAGTGCCGTGGGTGTACGATTTTCTAAATCCTGTAGCGGTAGATGTGGTGGATCATGGGATGCTTGCGGTTGGAAAACCTGAGTTCTATTTGAATATTTCTAAATATACCTATCAGTCATTACGGAATACCTCTACTAACAATCAAAGTGTTTTCAAGACATTACCTAAAGATCTTCAAAACAGAATCAATACTGGTGATCGCAAGATCCCTCTAGATCCCAATAGCACCTTCTTTTACCACTACAAGAAAGACGACTGGCTTCTTTGGGCAAACCCAATGATTTATGCTATCCTTGATGATCTAAGTATGCTAGAAAAAATGAAGCTGGCAGATTTAGCGGCCCTAGATGGAGCCATCTCTAGTGTAAGACTTTGGACTATGGGTGATTTTGACCAGAAAATCGTTCCCACTAAAGCAGGTCTAAATAAAGTCAGAGATATTTTGGCTAGCAATGTTGGTGGTGGTACTATGGACTTAGTATGGGGTCCAGAACTTAAGTTTACAGAAAGTCAGTCTCAGGTTTACAAGTTCTTGGGAGCTGAAAAGTACCAACCCGTCTTGACAAGCATTTATGCTGGATTAGGTATTCCTCCTACTCTTACTGGTGCTTCTGGCTCTAGTGGTGGATACACAAACAATTACGTGTCTCTAAAAACCTTGGTCGAAAGACTTGAGTACGGAAGAGAAGTTCTATCGCGTTTTTGGCGACAGGAAATAGAATACGTAAGAAAAGCAATGGGCTTCAGATTCCCTGCTGAGATCCATTTTGATTCTATTATACTATCTGACGAAGCTGCTCAAAAGAATCTTCTTATTCAGCTTGCGGATAGAGACATTATATCTCAAGAAACTCTACTTGAAAGGTTCCGAGAAATACCCGGTATCGAAAGAGTTCGTGTTCGCAGAGAAGAGCGAGAGAGAAGCAATGATGCCGCTGCACCGAAAAAAGCTGGTCCATACCATAACCCTCAACACAAAGAAGATATGGTTAAGATTGGTGTTACAAAAGATATTGTAAATACAGAGGAGTATTTTGAAAAGATAGGAATACCTCATCAAGAAATAGAGGAGCCAGAGATTCAAGATCCATCCTCGGTTGACGAGCCAGCAGATAAAGAAGAGCCTGTAGACACAGAGAAACAGCAGGTTAATGACAACGGTAGACCTCCCTTCTCTAAAGATACTAACAAGAGAAAACAAAAGCGTGTTTTGCCCAGAAGCGGAGAACCAACCAGTGCTACTCTATGGGCAATACAGGCACAGAGTAAAATCTCAGACGTTATGACTCCTATTGCTTGCTCGCACTTTAAGAAAAAGGACGCTAGGGCTTTGAGTAAACCAGAGGTGGATCAGTTGGAATACTTAAAGTTATGTATACTGACCGGGACTAAACCATTTGTTGACGTTACTCCCGAGCTTGTTAAGAGCCTTGTTGAACAGGGAACGAAGCCTAGTCAAGCGTTTAACCTAGCGGTAGAAGATACAGTATATGGTTTCTCTTCTATTAATAACAGGAAGCCTACTACCCTAGAATTGCGACATATACACGCCTCTGTCTATGCCGAAATGTCCTGTTTTGGGTAATGTTGAGCCTGCTATCTAATTTTTTGTGTATTACCCGATGAAGGGGTATCTAATATGAAAATATACCAACATGAAATAAACGATGGCCTTGCCGAGGCAATGACAAATAACAATACTATTGCCTGTTGTTCGGTGGCAGAGTCGTATAAGCCAGATAAAGAAGCAGTCACTAAGCTAAAAGAAATTTTAGCGTCTAGCCAAGATGGCGATG